AAGCTTCTGCTTCTTATAGACAGTCTGAGGATCAGTAGTACGCTTCAGAAGGGTAAAGACCTCTTCCTTCTTCAGATGACCCTTCATATAACCCTTCGCACGAGCCTCATCCTCAGTGATGTCAGCGAACACAGTCTTGATACGAGAAAACGGGGTGTGAGAAACTGCACCCATGATAGAAGGAACCCAGTCCATGTTACGAGAAACAAAACCGGGGAACTTATCGACATTCTTGTAATCAGGGAACAGGTAATCAACGTTATTCATACCATAATCGGCATGCTCAAGAACGTCGCCCATAGCGATATCGCCCATGTCGTGCTGAAGAGCCGACTCCTTAAGCGAACCATAACGCTTACCGTCACGAATAATCTCAGCAAAATCCTCAGCATGAGCAAAAGAATTACCCATGTCATCACCCTCGAAAACATTGTGCTTCATATCAGAATCTCCTTCGTTAGTAGTATCGGATCCGCCATCCTGAGCAGCCATTCCAACAAGAGCATAAAGAACGTTCTTCTGCTCGTCGGTCATAGAATCAATAACATCCTGAACCGTCTTATCGTCGGAAGACGCATCGGGCGTAGGATTAGTGTTTGTATCTGCCATCTTTTTATTCTCCTCTATTGGGGTATCTTCTGCCTTAACATCATCCTTCGAATGCTCAAGGTCCTTCTTTTTCTTGTCATCAGAAGAACTATCATTCGAAGACTTATCACCACAAGAATGACTAAATTCAATAGGCTCGTCAAAGCCAATAATGGCTTCCTCTTCATCGTCATCATCATGGACTAAAACTGTATCAATATAAGCTCCAGGATTAGCTCCAGCAAGAACCAGACTAACTTCACGAATAGCTCCATGAAGAACCTGATTGCCATTCTGCTTAAGCTTATTGGCGTAAATAGAAAGAGCCTTTACGTCACCATTCTTAACAAGTTCCTTAGCACTTGCTCCAGCTGGAGTATCATTAAATACTCCATAAGCATAAACTCCATCATCACGATTCTCAAGCATAGCATGCCCAAGAACGTTTTCCGGAGACATATGATCATGCTGCCAAACAAGTGGAACATTAGTCCTGTCACATTCCTTAAAAGCGTTATGCTTAATCACTCGTCCATCAGAGCACTCAATATCATTACGAGTAGCATAACCTGAAAAATCGTATGTCATATAATCCTCCTTACATTCATCTATAAAATATGATACTATTAGGTCTATAAAAATTTCATAGAAATCAGATTCTTAGCTTGTATATGTCTTAAGCATCTGACTAGAAGATAAAACTTCCATTTTGACCTATGAAGACTCAGATGAATCTTGTATACTAACCGAATCCGGAACTATTTCAGTTGCCGGAGAATACGTAGATCCATAATCAGCATTTGTGTCAATTAGATTCTTATTTCGAAGCTCTTCTGCTCCAGGATCATCAGAAGGTTTAAAGCCAAGCGCCGTTCGGAATTCATTACCACTAAGAACCTCATTACGACTAAGAGAATCAACAAGCTGAGCAATCTGAACAACTGTAAGGTATTTGAATGGATCCTGGAAAGTCATAATAGTTTGATGTTGAGAACGAGCAGTCTTTGAAATGAATTTTCGAACAAACTCATCTCGAATAGCTTTGATAATTGGAGCTACTGTTCGCTGATAGTAGTTATTCATTGTTTCACTACTAGCTGTTCCATTAAGAATAGTCTCATCAATACCTAATTGAGAATACAGTTGTGCAGTAAGATCATTAATCTGACCAAGAAGAGTGTTCTCGATTGGTCGATTTAACTGAGTTATGTGCTCTGTGGAGTCTATGTATGCAATACCATACTTAGAGTCTGTTAACTGAGCCTCAATAGTCTTCTTACGAGTATCAGCTCGTTGCTGTTGAGTATCAGTCTTAATAGAATATGGAAGCTGAATAATCATATCAAGCTTAGAACTATTGGCCTTAGAGTCCGCATCATCAAGAAGACCTAATTTATAAGTAAGACGCTTCAGCGTAGAGTTAGGCTCATTCATAACGGAATAAAACGGATTCTCAATAATAGCAACAGAACTTTTTGGTAATGTAATTTGCTGTTGACGACCAGTTCGATCATTATAAAGTTGAAGATCTACATACTGAGGATGCCATCCTATAATCTTAGCAACCCTCATAGTATTAACATCATAAGATTGTGTCATAAAAGGATCCAATGTAGTATCCACTGGAACAACGGCTATGCAACCTTCATCAAGTAACGACAACGCAACATCTAGCATAAAAGCATTACCTGTCTGATCGATATTAGCTGCAACGTTCATACAATCATTAAGACCAGAATATATAGTTTCCTTATATCGATCATTATCATCAACACGAACATGCTCAAAGGTTGTTGATGAAACATCAACGGCAATTCGATTATAAATTGAAGAGATGATTGTACGCTCTGACCCACTAATAACTCGCCTATGATCTGGATTATATCCAGAAGATGGACCAACGTCGATAAAACCTGGTCTGTCTATAAGAATATTATCTTTTCCTGTAAACGCATTCCAAGCATGCTTAAGACGTGATCCCATTTCGATAGCCATAAATCACCTCCTTAAAATATAAAGATTAAGTTCTAATGAGTAGACCTATAAATTCCATCAACTACATAATATGCACCAAGTCCAGCGGCCAATAATCCAGTATTTCTAATGGCGTCAGAAGTTGCTTTATGCTTAGCGTCTTTAAGCGACATATCATTATCAACCATATACTTTGCGGCGCGATCACGAGTTGCACTATTAAATATAAGCTTTTCGCCAAGACTACTATTTTTACGAACCTTTCCAGTAGCAGTCTTTAGTGCAGTCCTTCGATTCTCTTTTGCGGTCTTATACCGACTCGCTTCCTTGTTGTATCGATTTACTTGAGTATAAGCCTTATCCCACAACTTTCTACCGCTTTTAGTGTATCCACTAAATGGACGATTCCAAGCTTTATCGTATGCTTTAGAATATGACTTCCATGCGCGCTTTTTTGCAGACTTTGCGCTATCATATTCGCTACGAATTTGACTAACTGGCTTTGCTTTTCTAACTCCCCACTTCATGCCTAAAATACCGTGATGCATTAAATAGTCTGGATATTGGTACATTTTTATTACCTCTCTATTCGAACGAATCCCGATTAAGCTTAAATGCTACATAGGCATCGAGCTTCAATGATAGAGTTTGTTAAGAAATTCTCAATACCCTTCTTGGTAGATGAGAGTTTTTTACGATCTGCCAAACTACCAGCGGTATTAGCTAGATTGCCATCGGTTAGAAACTGAAATAATGGACCTTTAGCTCTAGTAATTGCAGTTCTAATAGGACTAAGCGTCTCTTCAGTCTGCGTGATCGTTGGAGCCATAACAATCTGCTTAGTGGTAGAAGTATCAACTGTAAGATAGTATGCTTGCATACAAGCTGCATACATTGACTTGGCAGAACCACGAGAAACGATCAAATACTGCTTGTTGACAAGCCGTTTCTTGATCCGCTTCTTAACATAGACTCCGCCATGGTTATCGGGACCAGGTTGATAAACGGTTCAATCTACAAAATAAAACCAACTTAGAGCATCTTCTGCCCAAAGTTTGAAGGTATCCAATAATTTTAGATCGCTACCATCAGTAAGCGTTAGCTCATTCTCACAAAAATGCACAAAACCGTCGATGGCCTTGTCATCGTAGTACAATCCGGGATCTCGGATCATATTGTCGATTCGGTTCATCTGCATGGAAATCTCTCGACAAACAGGAATTTCTCCTCGTATTACAGCGTCACGAAATTTGCCATAATAGATCGGAGTAGCCGAATTTGAAAGACTCATGCAGAATCACCTCCGTCAAATGCTAAGAAACTTTATAATCATTCTTACCAAATTCTATACGAATTCATAATATTTCATATTTCCGTATTTGCCCATCGCATCCGCAAGATATTTCATCTTTCGCCCTGACGGTAACTTTACATCTGACACAAGCTTTGTCATCATATCGGCGTGCGCTTTTTGCCACTTTTTATAAGCTTTTATAGATTTTGAATGTGTCCTACCATTAGTATTCATGGAATTCATATAGTCATGCCACGTCTTGCTAGATGCGTCTATTTCTTTTCCGGCTTTCTTTCTACTTTCTTTACTTGACAAATCGAAACCCAAAACATGTTTTTTAACATATCTTTCATCTTTTCTGTCAAGACGCTCCGCTTTCTTCTTGGCTCGTCGTACTCCCCACTTCATTCCTAAAATACCGTGATGCATTAAATAATCAGGATAAGTATACATGTTTATCTCCTAATATCCTTTAAAACACTGATTCCACGTTTAACTAAATCAGACTTGGCTAATGCATATACACCAGAAGCCAGACCGCCAACGGCCACAACTCTCTTAGCATAGGCTTCGCCACGACTAATAGAGCTAGTACTCAAACGATTATACTCTTGCTCAAGATTCATTCTCCGATTAAGAGTTTTAAGTTGATCATTTGAAAGCTCTTTCGAACTCTTCTTACGAAGTTTTTGACTCTCTTTATAATCAGAACTATACTTCGAAGATCGCTTAGAAGTTTTAACTCGACCCTTACTCTTCTTACGAACTCCCCATTTCATTCCAAGAACTCCGTAATGAGCTAAATATGGAGGATAATACTCATTCATTTCTAACCTCCTCTACTTCCATAAGTAAACGCCATTCGATTTCTTTTGCTTGCTCGTTAAGAGCCTGGAGGACATATGAGCTTGTAGGAGGATCAAACAAATTACGAACTTTTATATAAATATAAGTTTTAACACTGTTTACATCTTTAAAATCTTTTACCAAAGATGACCAGGTGTCATTAACTCCAGAAATACTATAGTCAGAAGAGCAAACTCCTAATTGACTCAGTGCCTGAATAACCGAATTAATATTTACAATAATATCAGTGTCGAATGCGTCATAAGAGGCATCAAGTCCAAGCATTTTCTTTATGGTGTTTAAAATACTATC